TTCGGGTTTTGTCTTACGTTTTTCTGTGCCGATTGAACCAAACTTACCCGGTATAATATTTGCAAGTGGCAATCCCAACTTCGTCGAAATATCTACGAGATCTTGCAGTTTATATGCAGATATTGGGCGAATCGGCGCCGATATACTCTCCATCAACCAGTAATTCTCGCGAATATATTGCAAGTATTCGGTTTTAATTTTGTCAGGGCATGTATATAATACATATTTTCCTTTTATTTTCTCAATGATGGCCGTGCTGCTGCCACTGCTTGCGCCATTTTGAATTTCGTAATATTTCCTTTCTTGCACAATACACAATGAGATATTTTTACATAAGACGATTGCTTGCATTGTTTCCAAATGAATAAATGGTTTATGAACTAGACTTTCTTCAAGTCCAGTTAGTTTGATTTTATTTGCTTTCAATATCGGTTTGTGTTTACGGATCATTTCAACAAGGTCGAATTTGAATGTATTCGATTCGGTATAATGATTCTCGATGGTTTCAAATCGTTCTAATCCATGTATCATAATATACGCGATCCAAAGAAGGGAATCTGATGCAGCGCCAGAAGGCGCTATTATAAATTTCATCAATGTATCTCTATCAAAACCGGTAGATGGGTTACATGGCAACGACACTGACAATTTACTTGACGTGGACGTGGACGTGGACGTGGACGCATCGTCGTCTGATTCTGTATCCGACGATGACGATACCGGCAACGTAACAGGCTCCGGCGCTGGCAACGGGACATATTTCTCTTTAAACGAATCTATATCATAATACGTCATTCTATTATTTAGATTTTCAGGTGTGAATGAAAAAAGGTTATATAAACATGGAATCGCCGCCATTGAATCAGCGCGCACAGTTATATATTATAGTGAATTATCTTTATGCGTTTTATTATCAAAATATTCCTTCGACAGATATTGCTTCTGCTCTTCAATTTTGTTTAATTGTTCTTCTTGCTGTATGACATACTTCATATAATTCTCTAATTCGTGTAAGGTTGTATCATTTATTTTGGAAATATTTATAAAAACTCCATTTTTATTTTCATTGATCTGCGTTTGTTTGTTGTATAATATGCGTAGTATCTCGATCTGATGAATCACTGGCATATTTTCGATACCATCTTTAAGCAACATCAAGTAATTTGTTTTTGTTTCTACTTGTTGCGCAATATTCTGTAGTTCATTCATGGCGGATAGACTTGCGATGATTGGTGGTGGCGTGGATATAGCGTTTTCACTCATGTATGCAGCAATGTCGGGGCAGTCGTTTAAAAAAATAACATAACAAAACTTTATACCCTTTCTTTTGTGAAGAACACTGAGACCGACATTCATGATGAGTATGGAGGTGATTCAGCGTCAATTAACATTGCAATCACCGTAACGTGTGTGTCATGTAGCACAAATCGGCGACCAATAATTTCAACAGTAAGAATATCATTTTCTTCAATCCGCGCAAATAACTCGCTGTTTTTCATATTCATATCTCGCGAGAGAAACACTTCGATCGGAGAGACGCATCCTTTGCTCAAATCCATTGCTCCGGCGCGGATACCAGCTTGAGTAATTGTTCGTGCAACGCATTTAATCACAGAATGCTCATCTGGAAAACATATGAGACAATCCGTGACAATATCAAACACAATATTTGCGCCAGACAATGTTCCGCATGAATACGAATGAATTGAAATAGACGATGGACATATATAACCTTCGATCGAACAACGACCTTCTAAATTTTTGGCCAATTCTTTTTCCAACAGTTGTTTGACATCGACGCCTTGTTTGATTTTATAAAATGGAATCGTTAACTTTCGGTTCACTTGTTTTTTCGTAAAAAGGGTAGGATCGCAATAGTGTTCTTTGATCGACGACGGTGCGGGAGGAGATGGTGCGACTTGTGTAGATTCAGATATCACTAACGAGACGGTAGATCGCGCCTTCTTTTTCGGTCGAATCGTCCTCTTATTTACAGACGAAGATGGCGAGCATGATGCAGATGAGGCCATTACAACGAATGAAGGATAGCTATATGGATTCTAGTTTTACATTTATATCTTTATCAATTTTATTCAGATATAATCACATATTATGATATCATATCCGTTTGCTGTAGTCGTGGATTTGACGATTTGAAGCGGACCAGCGCATCCGTAGATAGTTCCGGACCGGACGAATTCATCACATTCATCCTTTGTTGCATGAGGCGGAATGGGTTGAAGAGTGTGCTTGAATACGCCATGACGTAATATACGACAATTGAAATCCGCGTCGCGAATAACAAATGGTTGTTGACAGTGAAGGCAATTGAAAATATAGTCCATTACAAAAACAGGTATTGTAGTATACTTTTCGTGTATAATACAATAATATAATAATATAATAAAAATTACACCAACTCACCAATAACCGAAATTGCTTCATCCCCGATTTCGAACCGCTGACCGATAACACGAATACGGATTTCTTCCTCTTCTTGAAGTCGCGTAAAATCAGCGCGGTCATAGTGATGATCTCGCGCAATAAAAACGACGACGGGTGATTTCGGTTCATTGAGTGTGGCGCGAATACCGGCCAGAGTTATATTTTTAATCACGCATGAAAAGACGACGCCTTCCACGAGAGAACACGCTAGACATTCATATACGATATCAAAAATAGCGTGTTTTCCGTATAAATATCCATTTGAGTATGTCAATATTTTCACACTGCCGGGTCGAATAAAACCTTCGGCCATACACTTTCCCTCCACCATTTTCGAGAGAATGTGTTCGAGGGTATCTTTTACATTACGCCCGATGATACGAAATGGGATTTGTAGTTTTCGCGTTAAAAGAATCGTAGTATAAATGCCCAACTTTGGTTTAGATTGAATTGCTCCCTGCGCAGTTCCTGGCGTTGCATATTTTGAAATGGAGGCCATATTCATGTAATTACTATAGTATTATACTTTTATTTCTATATATTTTCAATATCACATAATATGGATTCGCTTGGCGTGAAGAACCATTTACGACCGTTTATCCGATTTTTATTGAATGTGCGAAATAAGAACTCTTGAAATACACACAACTCGCGTTGGGTTCGAAACTTGGTGTTTTCATTCGTGAGTTTATATACATCGCCATTTGTAGTCTCATTTAACGAGAGAAGTTTGTTGATTAATGTTATGGTTTCAGTTTTACCGGCCTGATCGCATCGCGCCCCCTTATCGCGTTTATTCGACATTACTCTTACCTTAAATACGAGGTATTCATTCTTAAATAAAGAAATAAAACCTACTACAGTATTTATATTTTGAATATGTTTCGTTTGTAATTCGTCTAAAAGTAATTTGAAATCACGTTGATCTTCTGGTTCGGCAACTGTCCATTCTCTCGTTTCATACCGTAATACAACTAAAGTGTAATTCGGTTTTTGTTTTTCATGAAACAACAGCAGACCTTGATCTTGTGGAACGGATGAGGTCGAACCAGCTCCCGACGCCGACGCTGCTGCTGCTGCTGCTCGTCGTCCGACCAATACACGCCGTATCATTTGTTGTGAGTAATAGTTGAGGATCATTCTCTCAAACGGTATAAGCGGTTGAATAGATATAGACGCACTCCCTGCACCGCCTGCGCTGCTGCTAACCGTGGTCGTCATTGAATAATTATTTTTTTGGTAGAGATAGTTTAATAATACAAGACTGTCTTCAAACTTATCTATTTCTTCAAGAAGTCTTGCAATAATAAACTCGATCATCTCTTCTTTTGTAATTTGAAATTCTTCTGTTCGAGAGATTTGGTCGATTATCTTCTCACAATAATAATACCATTCAACTTGGTCTTTTGTTGGTTTATCATATAACGTCTGACATGTTTCAAATTTATTTGCAAGTGTAATAAGAATTTGTGTTGCCTTGTTCTCTGCGTCAGACCCGGTGTCGGACTCTGCGTCGGACCCTGCGTCTTCGGGTTGTCCGACTACGACTGCATCGCCAATTCTCTCGGATGATTCGAATGAACCTTGCACTTCTGCGCCGAGAGATGCAACTGCTTTTTTTACTTTACTAGCTACACTCTTATTTGATCTTGCTGCTGCTGCTGCTGCGGCAGGCGCACTCGATGACGATTGTCCAGCTACACCACCATCACCGATACCAAGATAATCTTCGGTCACTTCGGCTGCAAGTGGATATTCCACGGATGTGTGTTTATAAGCAACTGGCGCGCTTCGTTCATGTATCGTAATATGCTTATCTGTGAGTTCGATGGGTTGAAAGAGATAATATTCACCAACATTAATAACTCGACCGAGTCGTCCGTATTTGTCATTCACGTATTCATTCGGATCACTCACGATTTGTGTTAATGCAAGATTGATTTGCGCAATAGGATAATGCCGAATTGAGTTGATATGAGAGATGATTCCTCTTGCACCCGTTTTTTTGTAAAAAAACCCGTCCTTGTATAACTCTTTGATTTTGTGAATAATTTTGTCCATATTCATCGACATAAACTTTTCATTGAATGTATCTAGACGAACATTGCCGCCTTGCCGTGGTTCGCTGTCGCTGTCACTGTCACTGTCGTCACCCATACCATATAATTCTTCTTGCTCTTGGATAGGTCGTCCGTTTGAAAATGTTGGACGACATGTATACTCACATCGCTCCATATAATCACATAACGCTGAATACGGGCGTGCGCCAACTTGATAATCAATCCGTTTACGTGACGAGAGATTTTGCTGGACTACCTGATTCAGTTGTGCCGCAGTTTGCGTATTATGTTGTATATTGAGGAGACAATCCACGGCAGATGTTCGTAATGCGCGAGAGACAACGCCTATCTTTACTGCTTTGAACTCCGAGAGTCTGTATAAATATAAATCAATGGCTTCTATTTCAGGGTTTGAAAGTTGCGACCCATATAAATACAGTTCAACGTTTCGATGCGAATAAGGAAGGCGTTTATGACTGCAATTTCGGATAGCGCGCCCAATGATTTGTTCGAGGAGATTCATATTATACCATGGTTCCAGGATATGCACTTGACGAATATTCTTGAAATCAAGACCTTCACTTCCAGCCACTGAAATAATAACGACTTTTACATTTTCGCCATGCGTATTATCGTCGTTTGTAAGCGCTTTTAGTTCATAAAGATTATCTGGCGAAATTGTTGGATCGCCTGTAATGACAGAATATCTGGCCGGACGAAAAGGT